ATCTAACTCTTCTCTTATGTATTCAATAGCATAAGATATTAGATGTGACTTAAATAGATTACCTGTGTTTCTCCATCCATATTCCTGGAATACATTAGCATTTGCACCTAGATCTTTTAAGAATAAAATCTGAGTTCTTGGTACAAGATACTTTTGTTTCTTTCTGGATATCATGTACTGTATAAAAAGAGATATGTTATTCTCTATGACTGTCCATGCATTATACCACTCTATGATAAGTTCTAGTTTCTCATGTGTCTTCTTGATATCATCAAATCTACCACACCAGGCTGCTACTATTTTATCTTGTTCTATATAGTTTTGTACTTCACCAGCTAAATGCTTTTGTACTTCAACTGTTGCTTTCATTACATATATAGAACACAATGATTCTGAGGTAGTTGTCTTTCCTTCTGATACAGGGTCAATAGATGCATAGTAGTGCTTATTAAACACTGGATCTTTAATAGGTCTTTCCCATACTACAAGTGTTCCTGTTTTATCCTCTGTCTTTTTAGATACAGGAAAATCAAGTATAGGAAGTTTACTAGTTTCTTTTACTTTAGGTAAGCCATTCTCATCTCTATATATATCTAAGAACTCATATGAATATTCTTTTTCTTCTACTCTTCTTAACTGTGCGGCTACTAAGTTCTGTGGAAATACAGATGCCTTTCTATAAGCAAATGCTTCTTCTATATTTCTAGGATGCTGTGATATCCTTAACTGATACTGTTCTGGAGATAACTCTTTCTTCCAGGTTATAAACTGTTCATCTAGTGCGGCTAATGCTTCTGCAACAAGTGAATTACCAAACTCATCTATGTGAGGTGGCATAGACCATTGCTCAGGAATAAATAGTCCTGATCTACCTATAGTATGATTCTTATCTATAAGGTTTGTATCTACTGCATATATATCATTTGCCTCTGGGTTAAGCACCATTTCTTTTAATGGTTCACATTGATCTAAATCACCAACTGACCCTGCTGCTATAAACATACCTGTAGTAATCATACCAGATCTCATTGCTGGTCTGATATACTCATATGTCTGATCCATCTTAGGTGCAATACCTGCTTCCTCATGGAAGAAGAACTTTACTGGTCCACCAACACCATTAGTAGGATCTTTCTCAAATGACATACCTTGTATTGTACCTTTGAGACCTACCTCAGCTTTTCTATCTCCTTTTCTTACTTCAATCTTTTGCTGCCACATCATTACTTTGTGTGGAGTCATTGGTCTATACCATGCTGTGTGCTCATTTAAGAAAGCTGCATATTCATCTAAGAACTTCCATGTACCTTTCTCATTGATATAGTCCTTAAGAGATGCTCCCATCTTTAGAGTTACTCCAGCTTCAAACCACAATTGATTTATAAACTTAGCGGCATGAAAGTATGATGAAGCTATCTGACGTTTCTTAAGAATAGCTGAATGTCTATAATGCATTTCTGCTAATAGCTCATATAAAGCCATATGGTACTGAGCATCACGTATTTTAGCAAAGTCAAACTTCTGTTGTTCTTTATCAAAGATTGGTAAGAAGTTTAACCACATATAGTAGTCTCTGGTTATATACCATTCATCTCTACCATCCTTAACTATTATACCTTGTCTGCATTTAGCTTTCTGATCATCCCAGTATGATATAAAGTCTTTAGACTTAAATGGTGCAGTACAGTAAACTTTGTTTTGTCTAAAGATTCTTGATTGCTCATTAAAGACATCTGCAGTTACTTGGTTAAATCTGTACTGACCAGGTTCTTTAAATATTGTAAGTAAGAATGTAGTAAAGTCTTGTCTACTAGAAAAGTCTGTAGTAGTCCATGTACCATTGTCCCAAGTGGGTATATTATTCCAAAACTCCATTACATATCATATGCTAAACCTTGACCACCTCTTACTCTACTAGATTGCTCCTCTTGAAGATCTTTATATACACCTTTAAAAGATGCTCTTATTTGATCAAAGTTTTTTGCTGCAGCAATTAAAGAATTTATGTTTCCATCTCTTCCTGCAGTTATTTGAGTATGTTCCATATATCTAGCTAATCTATCTAACATAGATGCCATACCTTTATATGCTCTTGCTGTAGGAGTAGCATACATATCTTCACAGAACTGTAGTGCTAGTTTTATAGCTTGATCTTCTGAAGAGAACTCAGCTTCTATTTCTTCTAGCACAATCTCTTCTTTATCAATCTCAGGAGTATGAAAGAATGGATTCATATCCGGATTAGGGCAAGTCATATAGAACAGATACTGATATACTTTAAGATAGTCTTCTGGATACTTATCCATTATTCTTTTAAGTGTCTTAAGTGTATAACAATGTTCTGTGGGTACTACTGCACCATTCTGAACATCAAAGAGTCTTACTAACATTTTAACCTACGTGTTTTTTAAATATATTGGTTTGCTTATCTTTCTTAAATTTAAAATATTGTTTTATAAAGATGTATCTCAAAGCATCAATTAGGGAAGTAGCTTTATATTCAGTACTAATATCTTTTGAAAGAACAGACCACTTTGTATTCTTTACAATATTGTTATTAATGATTGGAACTCTCCATGATTCATCAGGCATCATATAAAAATTTTTTACTAGTAGATATTTAGAGGTTGTCAGTTTAACATCACCTGCTAAAATAAGATCTTTACGATCTTGTCTTTTATTAAAAAATTGTAACATGCTATTTACTTTTAATTGAACTTCTATTATCATGTAACCAGTGTATGACTGATATTACTTCCTCTTTTAAATAAGGTACTTCTATTGGTATAACTTCTTTTACAATAGGATCACCTTCTGGAGAATACTTTGTAATTGGGTATCCATACTCATCTTTACCTTCTTCTTCAAACTTGATATGATGAATAAAGATATTTCCTGGTTTTAATTTAGGATTATGCTTTATTATAATATACATATAAATGCTGAGTTGTAAAGCATAGTGATAAAAGTTGCAATCATCTAAACTATCTAATGGAGATAACATCTTTTTAGACATTCCCTCCCAATCTTTAAATGACTCCTTTACTATTTCTTTGTTTGTCTTATAGTCAATAATATGTACTCTGCTATTTACTACTTCTACTAAATCTGACTGTCCACATATTCCTGCTGACTTTAGATATACCATATGCTCAGGGTATATACCATCTGTAAGCTTTTGTTCAGGTGCTTTCTTTTTCTCACCATCTATTATAGGCTTATATACTGGTATAGGAAGTCCTTCTCTTTCAATAGAACTTAGAGAACATAAGTCATCTTCTCTTTGATTATGATAGAATGTACCAAGTGTAAGTGCTCTTTCTGATTCTGCTTTCCATAGAGCAAGTATCTTTTTTGGTTCTAGTCCATACCACTTTGACTTCTTAGATTTAGATACTCTAGCAGCTACCTTTTCAGAATCAAAAGGTTCTTTAAATTGGGAAACAAGTGATGTAACACTTATCCATCTTATGTCTTCAGAAGAGTCTAAGCTTTTGTAGCTATGATCTTCTGCATTGAATATTATACTCATTACTTAAGTTTGTCTAGTTCATCTTCTTCTTCTTCAGTGATTACAGCATACCACTTATTTGCTGGACATCCTGATGATAAAGATCTTGTTTTAAAGCTTAGAGAACATCCACATAGCATACAACAAGGTTGTGTACCAGGTATTGCACATTCTTTACCTACAGAGTCTTTTGAATCACATGAGTTACAAACTTCCATTCTAACTCTAGCAACATCTTCTACAAACTCATTACGAACTAATCTATTCTTGATCCCCTCCAGTATCTGAGCTTTGTTCTCCCATATCTGTGCAAATTTCCCTTTCATCTCTAAATTTATTTCTAAGTTCAAGAAACTCATCAATTCTCTTCTGAGCCTCTAATAATTTATTAAGCTTATGTTCTGCTACCTTTTTATTGTGGTAGTTTACAAATGTTTCATTATTAAAAATCTTCTCGTAAGTTCTATATTTTTTTATTCTTGTTTTTACTAAAGTGGTTCTTAATAAAAAATTTCCTAAACCAGGTAAGTTTACTTTCAATTGATCTAAGCTTGAAAGAGTCTTCCTTACTTCTTTGTAATAAAAACTAACTATATTGTCAATCATAGATTCAGGTAAATCTAGTTGTTCAGATAGTTCTTTATACAATATCTTCGGTTTCTTTGGTATCATATCCTAGAAATTTATAATCAAGTAATACAGTGCCTTCTGTTTGAATTTGCAAATTAGGGTTAAGCATTACAAGCTTTTTATTACTGCTATCTTTTATTACAAGATTATTTTTCTCAGCTTTATTTATACAGTTTCTAACTGTTTGTGGAGACTTAAATATCCACCCTTCTTCCGCAGAAGCATCATAGCAAAAATGAGTTAGTTCAATAGGTTCATTAAAACTTAGTAATGTCAAACAATCTAAATCAGAGTTACTCACTGTTATGTTGTTTATATAACAGTGAGTAAGTATCTGATATTTAACAATATTCCATTTTGGCATCTTGACGCGTTTCTGCACTTGATTAACTAGTGCCATAACTACATCTTCCTAAGTTTCTTCTTCTGTTCTGTTTTGATTTCCTCCTTAAGATTTTCTTTAGCTGCTTCTTCACCTTCTAAATCTTCAGGTGGATTAGATAACATTGCATGTTGCATCTGAAGCTTAATTCTTTCAAATCTTGCAGCATCAATTTTTAACAGCATTTCTTCATATTCAAACTGAGCATTCAAGTACTTCATTGACTCAGTGTAGAATTGAAACATCTGCTCTTTTCTTTGCATTAACTCCTCTGCAGTTAACTGTTGTTCTTGTGTTGGTTCTTCCATAACTTCTATGTGTTTATTTACACAAATATATGAAATAAGTTTAAATAAAATATGTTTAAACAAAAAATCCAGGTGAATCAACACCTGGATCTCAGTATCAGATAGTTACTATTATCTGTTCTTAACTGTAAGATTGAAGATTGTAAGTAAATAGAAATCTCTGGAAATGTCAACCTCTATGGTCATTACATCAAGGAACCCTAATCTAAATCTAAAAGCAAACTTATCCCATTGCTTTGTCCTTGCTTTCCATCCATTTCTAAACTTCATATTACTTCTTATCTACAATTGACCAAATAGTACCTGCTAAAGCAATAGTACCTCCAATAAGTTCATTAAGCACAGACTCATCAATGGCTCCTTTTACTACAAGGAAACCTCCAACAAAAGTTAGGACGTGTCTTGCTACTCCTAGGATTTGTTCTTTTTTCATAATTATTAATTTAAGTTATAAACTGAGCAGCATATCAATCAGCTCCTGCTGCGGGAACATATCTACTTTTCCTCTAATTACATTAGTATGTGAGTACATACCTGGATTCTTTTCTGCATATGCTAGATTAAGTACATCAAAGCCATCTGCACCCTTTTCTTTAACCCACTCTACTAGACCTACTCTAGGGTCAATATTATATCTCTCAGCGCAGTATAGTATCCAGTTTCTAAGAACTTTAATTTGCTCATCTGAATATCTATGCCATTGCTTATATCCTCTAAATGGTTTAGCTAGAGTTACTATCTGAGAAGGATCAGCTTTAACTCCTACATATGTTTTACCATCTTTAATACCACCAAAGTTACATACTTCAATAGCTACAGAGTTTCTATGCATTACAGAGTTTCCTGTACCAGTATGCCATCCATATCCAAATTCAGGAAATACTTGGATAAGCTCTCCGTCAAACTTAGCATTACTGTCTTTTACAGATTGTCCTCCTAATACAAACTCAGTACCTACGTTACCTCTTGTATCTCTAGCCCACATATCAGCTACTTGGTAAGGATTATGCCATCCTGCTGTGTGGTGTAAGTATATCCATTGTTTCTTTACAGGACCTTTAAAGTAAGTTCCTTCAGGCATGAAGTACTTCTTTATCTCAAGAGCATTTTCTACTTCTTGGTTTTCTGCATTATCAGTATTTAGAATACCCATTACAGCCCAGGTCTTTTCTCCTACAATACCATCAGGTAAAAGACCTACTTTCTTCTGGTAGCTTTTTACTGCAGATTCAGTCTTTGATCCAAAGATACCATCTACTGTAAGTTTTAGAAACTCTTGAAGAGTCTTTACTGACTCTCCTTTGCTACCCTTTTTTAATACAATTGTCATGTTGGTTTTTATTTAGTTATCTATTTAGTATAAGCTGCTTTACTGCATCTGAAAGCTCACTTACATTTCTTGCAAGACTCTTGATTTCTAACTGAGTTTGCTCTTGAATAGCTTGATACTTAAGTCTTGACTCTTGTTCTACAAGTTCAATTTTACCTTTGAGTTTTCCTTGTTCTTCTGTGTTTTTTCTAACATCATTGTGGACTAGTCTGAGGAAGTAGCCAATGATTAATGTTGCTGTACCAATGATGAACATTGTGATATCTGCTGTGCTCATTTTCTAAAGATTGCGTTAACTATAATATAAAAAGCTAAGAATGCTATAATAATAGCAAGTATCCAATAGAATACTTTCTTCCAAACAGGAGTCTCCTCATATATTCTTACAGGAACTTTTCTGTCTATAATTTTTTCAATATATACTGTATCACACTGTCCTTGGATATAGACTTTATTATATCTATCTCTCCAGACTTTGATTTTAAGTTGATCCTTTTCTAGGTATATGGTATCCCAAAGTTCTTCTATATCAACTACTGTGTCTATTCTTACTTTTGGAACTGTAATTCTTATTGTATCACGGATTACTACTGAATCAATATTAGTTAACTCAGGATGCTTTTTTAGCAAATGTTCCAGTCTCCTTTGTGGAGAACAAGATGCTAATAACAATAAGAGTACAAACAAAAATCTCATATATATAATATACAAAATATTTTGCAATATACGTAAAAATGCTTAGTCTATTCTTTTGTATCTTAAAATTGAGCCTTTCATTGTTCTAATTGTAAAACCATTACTTCCAGCTCTATGTTGAACATTTAATAATGCATTTGCTGAAGTTACAAATACGCCATATATTTTAAAAAAATGAGGATTGGAAATATTATTCGCTTGACCACTTGATAACATCAAAGATGAAGTTGCGACAGAATTATTTATACTGATAAAATTAACCCACTGGTTTGATTGATTTCTAAAACCTTGATTTCTGCCCAACATATTGCCACTATTTACATTGAATAATATGCCTATATCCGTACCCGAACTACCACATCCGTAATAAATATCTAACTCAACGCTGTAAACTCCATTGGCAACAACAGAAAAAGAAAATTCAGTTACATTTGAAGGTGTTGAAGAACTTGTATCTTGGTTTGCACTCTTCACTATAGTAGTCCATCCAGCTGGGTCAGGTGAAGTTACTGTAAATGTTCTATTTGCAGATAAATCTTGTGTAGTTCCATTAATGGTTAAGGTTCTAGCAAGAGGAACATATGTAGAAGCTGCTGTTGCAGATGTGAGATATGGTGATAGTGCTGCAGATGTTATAAATCCAGATGGATTAGTTGCATCATATGGTGTATAACCAAGTGCTGTTGTAACATCTAGAGATGTAATACCAGATATATATCCAGCTGGATTAGTAAGTGGATAATAAGTTGCTGCTGCTGCAGCTGATGTAAGATAAGCAGATAAGCTAGATACTGTAGCTATAAGAGATGTATCTACAGAAAGGACATTAGGAGAGAGCTCTTGCAAACCATATCCTGCGGCAACTGCTTGTGCTGCATTAAACTGTACATAGTTTATAGCTGTAGTTCCTATTGTAATTGTACCTGTAGTATTTAATATAAAACCATAACCTCCGTAAAGAGTCCCTTGTTGTATAAATGTAAAGTCTCCATTTTGAAGTTCTCCTGCTGGAGAGTTATCTGCATCTGAAGATCTTGTTAGTACCCACGGAGTAGATACAGATCCGGTATTAGTTACATCATATATACCATTCTGTAGTCCAGATGATTGTTGCCATACAAGAACTCTATCTCCTAAAACTGGAGTATGAGAATCAATTATTAATGCTCCATTTACTGTAGAGGTTAATGTAGCACCTACACCAGCTATTCCATTTAAGTATGTAGCAGATAGATTACCTGTTGTAGCTACATGACAAGGGGAGTGAAAGTTTATACCTGCTGATATGTTATCTACATACTGTTTAGTTGCTGCATGAAGAGATGCTGTAGGATCTGAGAATAATGTTAGATAACCTAACATACTATCTCCAGATTGATTAACTGGAGTATAACCTAATGCAGTTGTTACATCTAGAGATGTTATTGCTGTAAGATAGCCTGCTGGATTACTAACTAAAGGATAATATAAACTATTATATGTTGAAGTACCATTAGACCAGTTTACTGTAGGATTAGGATAAGTTCCTGTTAAGTCTCCTCCTGCAGGTCCTGATGGAGATCCTCCTGCACCACCAAGAGTTTTTAACTTACCATCTGATTTGGTTACAGTAATTTTTCCTGCACCAAATTTATTACCATCCTTGTCTATCAGTTCCATTATGAAACATCTAATAGTAATAAGTATGTTGTGTTAGCTATAGTAGCTGTCACAGATAATTTATCCCTACCCTGAAGTAAATATTGTGTATCATCAGATATAGAATCTCCAGGATCTAATGTAAGATCATACAAGTTAATTGTACTAGCTAGAGAGAAGTCATACTTAGATACTGTAACAGAATATGCAACAGGATTGTAAAACTTGAGATACTTTACTCTAGCAGTAGTACTAGGTCCTACTACATATAGGTCATTAGAACCAACAGATAATACTCCTTGTATAGTAACTTCAGCCATTATACTTCATATGCTTGTAAAGCAATATCTACCATTCCTGGAACATCTGAATCATCCCATGTATCAACATAAGGCATGTCTTCCATTCTTACACCAAAGATAGCACTAGGTACTGTTAGTGTTATATCTACTGATAGAAGCTTATCAATAGCTTTGTCACCAATTGTATTCATATTAATTGAAACAGTAGGATTAACTATTTCTACATTAAATTGTGGGAATATGTAAGTTGCCATGTTATGTTAAAGTTGTTCCAGTTACTGTAAATGTTCTACAAGGAATATATTTTACTGATGCTGCTTTTCCTGTATATATAAAACTAGTTCCTGCATTAGTAAAATAATATGCAATTGTAGAAGCTCCATATAAAGTTGTTGAGGTCCAAAGTTCAAACTCAGTTATATTAAAAGGTGAATAGTTTAATCTTCTTGTATAATCAGCACCACCTTCATAATTCATTATGTTCATCAATTCCCGGATATTTGTTAATCTCCATCCAGTAGTAAATGAACCTATACTAACTGCTAAAGCTCCATCAATTGCATTATCCCAAGGAACAGCTAAACCACTTACTGTTCTTCTATATCCTAATACATTAGTACCATTATATGTACTCCAATCTATTACAATGTTGTTAGTATATGTTTGTGTACCTAATTCATCAGTAAATCTATCTGTATTCCCAAATGGATTATTTTCATCAAGAATGAAAAATGATATATCTCTACCTGCTTCTATATCTCCATCATCTCCAGTTCTATAGGAAATTGTTTGATTAGTTTTCATTAAAGTAGCTGTACTTCTAGATACAGCTGTAGATTTTATATCAATTCTTGTACTCATATTTATCTACTTATTTCTTCCCAGTCCATTGAAGCATATATCAGTTCAGTATTTGTACTAGCACTTACAACTAGGGTTAGTTCATTTGGTGTACTAGTAAAGCTATTTCTTTGAAGCTGAAAAGAAAACAATGCTTCTTTTAATATGTCTAGATTTACTGAAGCTTGTGCAGTTGATGTAATAAATCCAGATGCTAGAGTTCTACCTCCAGCAAAACTTGTCCCAGTTATATTATATTCAACAGATGAATTAACTCCCGCAGGAACCCATGCTCCACCTGTAGTTGTACCACTAGCAATAACTTTCCAATTATAAACACCTGTTGCTACACCCATTATTGATAATGCAGTAAGAATTACCACACCATCTAAGTAACTTGCACCAAGTTTTACACTAATAATTGGATAAAACACTCCTGCTGTAGCTAAACTTGTAGGCGCAGTAATAGGAGTTCCAATAGCTTGTTGAGCACCTCTAAGTTCATACCCACCTTCTGATATTACTGTGGAGCATATTTGCTTTAATGTACTTGTTGTACCAGTTACACCAGTATTAGTAAGTTCAATTCTTAAAGGTAAAGATGCGGTAGTTATATAGGTTGATGCAATTAGATTAGCATGATTAAACTTATGACATAGTATAAAGTTACCATCTATTACAAAACCTAATCTTACAGTACCTACTCCTAACCATTCAATGTCAGTAAATAGTATCTGTGCTTGAGTTGGGTCTAAAGTAATACCTGAAGGACCTGTACCATCTAACTTGTCTACATTCCATCCAGTATCTCCAGGACCATATACTCCACCAGCTTGACTTATTCTAGTTTCTGTTACAGAACCTGTAACTAAACTTCTCTCTACAAAACTAATAGTAGGCTTAGTAGCAACATTCTCTAGCTGAAGATATATACCATTATCGGTGCCAAAGTAACCTACTCTTTGTCTTAGATTATCTTGAGCAGGAGCTAGTACAAATGTGTTAAGTATTAGAAGAGATTTACCTGGTTGATAAGAAAATACTTTTGTTGTTTCTCTTAATACTTGAGAACCATTTGTAGTATTTACAGATAGATCTACTAGACCTTGATTTAGATTAAATGTTGCTGCTCCTCCACTTGCTGTAGAAGTATTCCATAGTCCATTATCATGGTATCTATTACTTGAATCAAATAAAGTCAAAGGATTAGATACTCTTAATCTTCCAAATGCATCAGCTAACATTGGAAGATTAGTAAGTATATTTGAACCAGAAGCTCCTATTGAAGTTATTGCAGTTCCCATTAGCTAACCCAAGTAATTAAAAATGTTGTATCTGTTGCATCATAAGTAACTAAATCAAATTGATTATTCAGTACTCCTGCATCATAGTTAACTACTTCTCCAGGTGCTATAATTTCTCCTTCTATGGTACCATTAGCAGAACCTACATTAGCAATAGAAAAGCTGTAAGGTCTTATGATAGTTCCTGGGGCAGAAACCCTTTGTATATTATGAGTTCTTAGCTCTGAACTTAGTAAATTAATTATACTATCACAACAACCATCATCTATAAGTGCTTGCAGACCTTGAAGCATCTTAAGTTGCCAAGGAAAATTATTTCCCTGGTTACCTTGATCTTTTAAATTTCCTATTGACATGGTTTAGAAATTATATAGTTCATAATATAAATAGAAAATACCAGTAAACTGACCTTCACCATGAATAGAACTTACATTAATAGTTAAATCATCAACTCCAACTGCACCTCCTATTAAATCTCCAGAGATTAAAATAGTGTCTGATGGTGCGTAGTTTATACCAGCGTCAATAAGATAAACTTCAGATACATCACCAAGACTATCTCTTGTTATTGCAAATCTTGCGTTTTGTCCAGGACCAGATGTTATACCTGTAATAAATGAGTAAGTTGTATTTGCGGCAGCAAGTACTGTTCCACCACCTGATGATGTATAACCATTTATACTTGTTTGCTGCAATCCATTTGCGTTAAATATTGCATAGTTTGCACCTGCTAAAAATCCAGTAGAGATCACATAAGGAATAAAATTATCATTAGCTGCAGGATTATAGTAAGAAGAGTGCTGCATGAAAATATTATCAGGATCACTAAAATCTAAACTAGCATTGGTGATTGTTAAAGACTCAGCAGTTTCAAATGATGGAGCTGGGTTAGCATTTCCGGAATCCATTCTAATTTCAATAACCCCTTTAGGAGTTGTTACGTCTACTACACTTGTAACTGAAAGATCTACAGTATAATATGCTGTATTTGCTACTAAACCAGATTGTACAGCATCTTTAAGAGGCATTGCATAAGTCTGATACTTATCTCCTCTTTTATTAAAGCCTACATCAGCACCTAGCGCAATTAGATCTGTGTCAGGATCATTAGCTTTTGTTCTGATTAACTCTTCCTTTCTAAGGAATATCCAATTTAAAATATCCATGGTCTTTATTTTTTAAGTTCTTCTAAGGCAGTAAGTATAGCCTGCACATCTTGCAGACTATACACTCCCTTTAATGTTGCGGCATCTAGTGCCTGCATGATGATACTCAGTGCTTCTTCTTTATTCATAATTAAGGAACATATTCCATTGGGATAAGGTAATTCCTACCATTGATGTTTACCAACCATTGATTATCTGGTGTAGGTACTGATGCTGTAATTGTACCTACAGGATCTGCAAGAGTACCGATAACTAGTTGGTTATCTGTAGTTGCTTGTGCATTATTACCAATAATAACAGAGTTATTAAAATCTTGAGTTGTTGTACTACCTCCTATCAAGATATTATTTATACCAATAGTATTATCAGATCCAGCATTTGTTCCAATACCAATATTACCAGATGAAGTTGTAACTGATAATGCATTGACACCTAATGCTAAATTGTCTGTACCTGTACTATTAGCTAATAATGAAGACTCTCCAATAGCAATGTTTCCTGTACCTGTAGTATTATTTGCTAAAGCGTTAACTCCAACTGCTAAATTACCTGCTCCGGATGTATTTGCTGTTAATGCTCCAGAACCAATAGCAGTATTACTACTTCCTGTATTTAAAGGTAAAGTGCTAGCACCAAATGCAGTATTGTTATTACCAGTTACATTAGAAGCTAAAGCTCTATGTCCAGTTGCAGTATTACCTAATCCTGTAGTGTTTAATTTAAGTGCATTAAATCCTACACCAGTATTTAATGTACCTGTAGTGTTAGCTCTTAATGCAGATTCACCAACTGCTACTGTTTCA